TCGAGCTCTCCACCCCTCGTCGCATGGCTTTCGTCAAGGGCGCTCTCTCCATCGATGCTTCTCACCTCGAAGTGGCTCGTGGCACTCGTGAGCAGTGCCGGGACTACTGTATGAAAGAGGAGTCGCGTGTCACTCCTCCGGAGGAGGTTGGCTCCTGGGACGCTGGCGGTCAGGGCGCGCGCACTGACATCCAATCTGCCATGTCCTTCATCAAGGGATCTCCCATGTGTACGGACCTCGAGCTCTATGAGCTCTTTCCAGCCATTATGCTTAAGTACCGGAAGGAGCTGGTGAACTACCGTAACCTCCTCATCCCCAAGCGGACAGAGCCCCCCCAGGTGTATGTCTTCTATGGCGCCGCCGGTAAAGGTAAGAGCCGACTGGCCCATGAAATGGCTCCTGATGCGTATGTGAAGCCAGACGGGAAGTGGTGGGATGGGTACAATGGTGAGGAGGACGTCATTTGTGATGACTTCTACGGGGCCCAGAGCATGGTATACTGCCATTGGCTTAAGGTTACTGACCGCTACTCTGTGACTGCTGAGGTAAAGGGTGGGACTGTACGTCTTGATAAGATCAGGCGTATTTTCTTCACGTCCAACCAGAACCCGTTTACGTGGTTCACTGGGAGCCCGGAATTTGATTCTGTTGCTTTTTCTCGCCGCCTCACCGTCGTCAAGCACTTCTCCAAAGACGGATCTGTCCACGACATCGATCTGTCAGCCCACGCCCACGCAATTGTACTTTAAATGGCTCGTCGTCGTCGTATTAGCCGGAAGTTTTTTGGCGGTAATCGCCGCAAGCGTACGCAACGTTTTGCACGGAACATAAAGCGCCGCTTCCTACGTGGCCGCAAGCGCGGCCGTGGTGGCAACCAGATAGCATACCGCTTCGCTCGCCAGCAGGAGGTAACTGTCTACAACAATGAGAATGCCACCCCTGATGTGGGTTGTGTTAGCAGCAACACCGCAATGTGGGGCAGCGGCATCGCCCTCTCCACTATCGCACCTGGCACCTTCTTTGATCCTTACCCCGGACGCTCCGCTACTTTTGTTGGAAACAAGACTTTCACCGCTGGGGACACCATCAACACCACCGAGTTTAGTGCTCTGTTCGATCAGTACAAGCTTACCAAAGTCACCATGGAATTCGACTACAAGAACGGCACCGCTGACCCTACTCCAGGCAACGCAAACGTCACCCCTACTTTACACATCGTCACTGACTGGGACGGCGATCAGGGTACTTCTTACATGTCTATCAATGATATGATGGAGCACGGCCCTTCTCACTTCAAGCGGTCCCTGCGCTCTCGTGTCAAGTACACCATCCGCCCTAAGGTTCGCGACGCTATCTTCAACACCTCTGGCCTGTCAGCCATCGCTATCCCTCGTAGTTGCCCTTGGATCGACACGTCTAACATGACTTGCAAGATGAACGGCATCAAGTGGGCCCTCCAGGATTGGCCCCTGTACGGTACCGTAGACGACCCCGGCATTGGCGCACACATGACTCAGCCTACTCTGCGTATCTTGTTCACCTACCATTACAAGTTCAAGGGTGTGCAGTAACCGGCGAGGAGTATCCCGAGCCGGCTGGGCGCCAGCTCACAGGCCCGCCGCAGGCGTTGGAACGAGGAGGATATATAAGGCAGGTCCACACTTACGGAGGGTGGGTGGGCGCTGGTAGAGTAGTAGTAGCGCACACGACTTACTACAATGAGTCGGGGCTTCCAGCCCCGACTGCGGCGTCCTTTTTTGCATTTAAATAATCCCAAAAAAAAGAGGCAGCCGGAAAATACGAACTAATTTTATTTATTTTTAAAATACGGAGTCCTAGCTCAGTATTACCTAGGACTTCGTGCCGGTCATCTCGCGGGCCGGCACACCCCCCAACTCTGTTGAAGTATGCAAAACACGCTTACTTCGCGTCGGTGGTGTTTCACCATCCACTCCCCGCACTATTCAAGTCTTATGGACGTGATGCGCATCCTACACAATCACTCTTGTGTGCGGTACGCTGTCGCGCAGGAGGAGAAGTGCCCGGACACCGCTCGCCTCCATCTCCAGGGGTACCTCGAGCTCTCCACCCCTCGTCGCATGGCTTTCGTCAAGGGCGCTCTCTCCATCGATGCTTCTCACCTCGAAGTGGCTCGTGGCACTCGTGAGCAGTGCCGGGACTACTGTATGAAAGAGGA